ATGATGAATGACGGTAAGCAACAATCTACCTTTTTGTTCACGATTACGCGCAACACCCCTGAGAACCGCCATGAACAAGTGTTTCATGATTTGTGATTTTAGTTTGGTACGCAATTTGGTACACAACACAATTTTCACTTCAGTGGGTAGTCATCAAACTCACCATAACGAGCATCGTTGATGATGTATGTTATAACCACAAACATCACATCTGGACTAGTTCCGTTTTCATGAGCGGGTATTTGTTTACGCCTCCCTTTCTGCAAATCCTAAAGATGAGATTTTGGGGTTTTGGGATATCTTTTATCCTCAGTTCTCTATCCATTATGCAAACCAGTAATGAACCATCACCGTGTGATAGTGAGGCGTCTGCCACGATAAGCGCAGAGAAATGATGCAATGGTGGGCGGACTGGCTTGATGAAAAGGTAGAGTGAGCGACCTTAAACTATCGAATAGAACAAAGTCTTGCAATCCAGTGCAAAGCTTTGTGCGCCTCAGTTTTGTCTAAGCGTTCTACTGAAAACATAGTAAAATCGGTAACGGCTGGAAATCATTCAATACTCGCACTATCGAAAGTTCGCCAGCCAGCCGTGGCACGTTCTTGCATACGACGTGCCGCGGATCCTATTATTCTAGTATGAAATCCCTAACCGATTTCAAATTCTCCAGACTGCTCAGATTCTCTTTTATCCCACGCTAGCGCTGATAAATCTCGTCATTGCAATCGACCTGCGCTATCGCTGCCGCAGTTCTTCCAGTTTCTGCATCGATAACTCCATCTTCTGAGCAATAAACCTCACCTATGCAATATTTTATGTCAATTATTTCAATTGCATTAATATCTTGAATGGATTACATAGAGTTAATGTATCCAGTACTCCCTATTCTCTTGCATATAATACATGTTGCAACTTACATCTCAGCGCTATGAAAAAACACCACCTCTCTCTTTATGAAATTCTGGATTTACCAAGCGCTAATTTATCATTTCAATCTACCTTTAAGCATTGCATTTATCTCCCTACGAGGTCATACTTTAGGAAGTTAAATATGAATGATAATATACCTACAGCGCGAAATCACAAACAATCGACTTGTATTACAGAAAAAACATGCCTATCTTTTTAAACTTCACAGCAGGCAGTATCTTACCTGAGAATGAGCTAGCATCTTTACGTTATATTGTGCAGCAAAATCAAAATGATACTGTAATCATAAAAGAACGTTATAAAATGGATATCCGTTATATCGAATCAGTCAATGGTTTTACAGTAAATCCTGTATGCAGTAATCATTTCTCCATATTTATGGCGAGACAAAACACTATTGCTCGCAACCTGGAACAGCAGATCAACAACGGACGAAGTTTTGCACAAATATCTCAGGATTTTATGCTTCAATTATCTTCAAATATAGGATGGAAAAAAGGGGCCGAAAACGCCCTTAAAAATAAAATCCATTCTCATTCATTTGTTGTAAATCCTGATGAATTCTCTTGCGACACACAATTTCTTAAGTGCCCAATAACATTATGCGTTCCAGAAAAAGGGGTTTTTGTCAAGAACGCACTGAACTCCAACATATGCACTCTTTATGATAAGTCTGCGTTCATGAATCTCACAAGAGAACATCTACCCCACCCTCTCAGCAGGGAAAAGATAGTAAAAGAAATGATTATTGAAAGGAATATGTGTTATTTTGACACCATAAGTCAGCATTTCATAATTATGGATACAGACCAACAGAAACAGCATTGTAAATAAAATGTAATAATTACATACTATTAGTGATTCTCATGCATCGTAAGCGGCTCGCCAGAACCGTATTGATATTTACTGAGCGCTCAGATCAACTTTCCATGGCAACAGATCGCGTACCCGGTTTGCCGGCCAGTCCTGGATATGCTCCCGCCGACAATATTAATGGCCAGGAAATGTTTAAAACAATGATTCTGTTTCCTAACCATCAAGTGTATATGCTGGCTCAATTACTCAATATCTATGGGTTGAGTTCTACCCAAAGTGGCTCTGTAGTCGCTTCTTCTTACAGTATGTTCAGGTGTTGCAGGCACAGTTGTGGAGCGTAGATGCGTTGTTGGTTTACCATGCTCTGGTACATAAAAAACGCCAGTGCCATGGTAACCTGATATAGAAACGTTAATTCCGCGACGTTCAAACTCGGCATAGACGTGTTCTGCTAAAGACCTCTTTTGACCAAATAATGCCCTGGCCAACCAGCCGTTATTCATATTTGCGGATTTTTCTATTTCATCAGGAGAGAAGTCTTTGTTTTTTATTATGTTGGCTGAGTTACAGGATGTTAATCTGATATCATCTATTTCATGAAGATTATGCTGAACAATGCGGTCGACAATATCTGACGGTGATAAAAATTCATCTCCGCACTTAAGAAGAGGTAGACCAGCAGAACCATGCCCAGACAGATAAATTTTGTTGTATTTTCCTAGTGTTAAATCATCTGGCAGGATGGTTTTCATCTCTGTCGCTGTAATACTTATAGCTGCAGCAGCAACAACATCGCTATTACTTGATTGTAGATGGCTTTTATTTGCTCCAGGATATGTAAACTCCATTTTCCTTTTATCAAAATCTTGTTTTGTAGCATCATTCAGGAATAATAAATCATACGGTTTTTTCCCCGTTGTGACTCTTGAAACATTTTGGCCAAGAATATTAAGAGTATAGTCATTAACGGATTTCATTCCTAAAAAAACAAGTAATCCTTCTTTCTCTTGCGCTTTTTCGATTGTTCTCCCTGCTAAAGTTATTGGGATGGATTGAGATTGTTTTGTCGGAACTGATACGCTGGCGCTAATAGGTAGTAGGGTTCTTATGCTAAACATACAACCTCTTTCTTAATTTTCGAACCTGTTTAGGATTCTGTGTAAATTCAAAATAAACCTGTCTGAACATTCCTAACAAACATCCACCGGACATGACAACAAAAACCGGAGCCGGACTCCGGTTTTTGTGAAGCTGTCGGCTATTTCATTCCGCCAATATTTTCCCACGTCCCGTCAGCACGCAGAATTTGCAGCGGTCTTACCACGCACTGTATCTGCTTTTTATCCGCATCCAGTATCACCACCTGCGTGATTACCCTGTCCTGCTCCGGAATAATACCATTCTCATCGGACTCCAGGATGTCTGCCGGCCCCAGTCGCAGTTGTGCTGTAAGCGACTGCACGTGTTCACGACCATCATGCTTTCCGCAACCACACAGACGCTGCATAAGTTTTTTTAGTATATTCATGTCATTCTCCTGTTCTGCCTGTATCACTGCCCACTTCATTCAGCCCCTTAACATCCTGCCACGGCCCGTCACCAAACCTGACCTGCAAATGCCGAAACAGCCCCTGAACCTGTGTGGCATCTTTGGGGTCAAGAAAGGTCAGTCCGGTGATGAGCGCACCATCTGTATCCGGGAACCAGCCATTGCTGTTTGTCTCAATAATGTTTCCCGGCCCCAGACGGAACCGTATTTGCGTCTCCCCCGGGTCGCCCTTCGGCCCCTGAGGTCCGGTTGCCCCCACCGGGCCAGCCGCACCTGTTTCTCCTTTCGGTCCCTGTGGGCCTGCCGGGCCTGCCGCACCGGTATCTCCCTTTGGACCCTGTGGACCTGCATTTCCCGTCAGACCGGTCTCTCCCCGCTCTCCCCTGTCACCTTTCGGCCCCTGCGGGCCTGCCGGACCAGCATCACCTGCCGGTCCCCGTTCGCCGGTTGCCCCTGCCGGGCCGGTGTCTCCACGCTCTCCTTTATCTCCCTTCGGCCCCTGAGGACCCGCGGGCCCCGGTTCCCCCTTTGGCCCGGGAGGCCCCACCACGGTGGGGATTCGGTTTACGGCTTCTTCCGCCGCTATCCTGCTTTGTTCCGCTGACTGTGCGCTTTCTGCTGACTCCCGGGCTTTTTCTGCTGCGGTCGTTGCATCCCTGGCTGCATTACCGGCTGCACTTTCTGCCGTCTTTTTTGACAACTCAGCATCTGTTGCACTTTGTAATGACTCACTGGCTTTTTGAGCGGCCGCAGAGGCCGAGGACGAGGACGCCTCCTCTGACTGCTTTGCAGCGGCTGCACTTTCTGCCGCCTGCCGGGCTGACTCCGATGCATCCCCTGCTGAAGTGTCAGCATTTGCCGCGCTCTCTTCTGCCTGACTGGCTGATATGCCGGCATTCCTCGCGGACGTCTCCGCCTCTCCGGCATTCTTCTTCGCCTCCTCAGCGTGACGCGCCGCTTCTTCCACCATCAGTTCAAAACGGCGCAGTGCCTCCGGCCGGACGTCATCCTCCGACATGGCACCGAGAAAATCATTCAGCGTCCCCGGTTGAGAATCTTCATACACGGTGATGGTCCCGGCATGTGACGGCGGGAACCCTTCCACCAACAGAATAACGCTGTACTGACCGTACTCAACGTCCATGCTGTAACGACCGGCTTCATCCGGATTTTCAGAGGCCACCGTGTTCACCACCACCGTGGCGCTGTTACGTCTGGCTTTCAGTTGAATGGTGCAGTTCTCTACCGGTTTTCCTGTGCCGTCTTTCAGTACACCTGAAATCTTTACTGCCATATTCACCCCACAAAAAAGCCCGCCTGAACCGGCGGGCTGTCATAACACTGTGTTACCTGGCTAATCAGAACTTATAACCGACACCCACGATGAAACCGTCAGTGCGCCAGTCGCCACTGCCGGAGCCTTCATAAGCAATATCAATGGCCACGGATTCGGTCGGGTTAAACTGCACGCCAGCCCCCCACGCCAGAGACGTGTTGCTGTGGCGACCGTCATCACTTCCGGTCAGCACATCGTGCGTTTTCCCCTTGTTGTCAGTTACGCGAAGATAATCCCCGGAGAAAGTCGACACACGGCTGTAAGCCACACCCGCCATCGCATACGCGCTGAACCATTCATTCACGCGCACAGACGGCCCCGCCATTACGCTGAACCAGCGGTTACGAACGGAATCTTCATGCCAGCGGGTATCGCTGTAACGGGTAAGCTGGCGATTCTTGTCTCCTGCATAGCTGAATGACGTCACCAGCCCCAGCGTGTCCGTAAATTCATAACGGTATTTCACGTTAATCCCGTTAAGATTATCGCTACCGGGAGCGCTCGTCCGGGCATGAAGATACCCCGCGCTCAGCGTGGCCTGCTGCTCAGACGCCCATGCAGGCGCGCCGGATACGGCCAGACAGATGGCTGCGGACAAAATGGCGGCATAAAGTTTACGCATAATTACCTCTCGCTTTTCTGCAATAAAAAAGGCGCCATTTCTGGCGCCCGTATATGGGTTATAAAATTCAGCTGATACTGATACCTGCTGTGGATTTTTTCATCACCACAACCAGCAGATCGCTGATACTGGTTGTTGGTGTCCAGTTATTCGCTCCTGATGAAGATACGGTGAATGTCAGTGTCAGCGTCCCCTGTCCGGCAGGCATATCTATAACTGAGGAAAATACGCCCTGAGCATCCGTCGTGGACTGATTAAAAATCTCCTGACCATTGCGGGTCACTCTTAACCGGCAGGTTGAATACCAGTATGACTGTTGGTTATTACTGTTGAAATTCTCATGCTTACCACCGCGGAATAACACTGGCGGTATCATGACCTGCCGGTCAAACTTCTGATCATCACTGATTCTTACCGTGATGGTGCCACTGGCATAAGTGCTCGTGCGGGGGAAAGACTTGCTGACCGTTTTGACAATATCGCCTTCAATCTGGTTGGCTGACAGTTTCCCCTTAATCTGACAGTTCTCATTAATCGTGACGTTGTTGAGCGTCCCTGAGTTCGCATTCACACTGCCACTGATATCCGCATTTTTCGCCGTCAGTCGCCCGTCCGGCGTCAGGGAAAACGTCGGGGGATTGCCGGACGAGGTGATACTCACCGCAAACAGTCGCTTCAGGAACACGTCGTTCATGAACAGCTGATTCCCCTGCGCCACAAATAACGGCGTGCTGTTGCCGCTCTCCGGATTTATCATCGCGATACGGTCAGCCAGCAGCAGTATGTTGCTCAGTGGCTGGCCATCAGTATCCTCAATCCCTGCACCAATCCCGGCCACATAGGGAATGCCGTCTTTCGTTTTTTGAACCTTCAGCATGTACAGCGCAGCCAGGTCATCATTTGTGTCCTTCTGCACGCGCTGTATCTGCTGTATAGTGGCGCTCTGGTTCTCCAGCGTTTTACTGACCGTCTGTGTGATTTCATTGCGGGTTTCCGTGATGGTGGTCTTCATCTCCGCCATCTCATCCGCAAGCTGGCTGTTGTCTATCAGCTCCCATAGCCCCTGAGCCAGATGCAGTTTTCCTATTTTTTCCCGGAAAAATTCCAGATACCCTTCACCATCATTGCTGGGCTGCCCGCTGACTTCCACAAACGCAGATTTCCCCACCAGGTTGACGCTGCGCACGTAAAACCAGAAATCCGTCCCCGGCTTAATCCGGCTTCCCTGGACAGTCCACTGACTGCCGCTCCCCAGATAACGGGCAGATTTTTCCACCTGTGCCGTGTTCGTGATGCGTTTTTCCGAAAACCAGAACTCAAACTGCACCGTCGGGTCATACACCGCCAGCACCGGTACCGCCGTTATCTGAAAATACCCCGGCGTCAGTTCAATGGTGGCGGGTTTTGCTGGCGCGTTAATCCGGAAGGTGGTGATGGCCGGTTCCCCCTGCTGGCCATAACTGTTAATTGCCCTGACTGTCAGGGTGTATTCCCCGAGCGGCAGACCACTGAAACGATGCTCTGTATCCGCAGTGATGGCGGTGGTCACCAGACGGCTGTCCTGACCGCTTCCACTGGTCAGGCGCAGACTGAAGCGCACGCCCTTCACCACCCGCGGCGTGTCCCATTTCGCCTGCGCCAGATACTGGCTGTCAGCTGCACTCACCTCCACCGTCAGGTGCTGCACTGCCGGAGGGATGACGCTGTTCAGGGTGCCGCTCTGGTCGCCGTCAAAGTGCGCCCCGTTATCCACGATGGCTTCTTTTTCCGGTACGTGCTGCACTGCCGTGATGGCAAAGGTGCCGTCCGTGTTTTCCCGGATGGAGACACAGCGGAACAGGCGACGACGCAGTGACGGCAGGGAGAGCCCCCACACACCGTATGTCTCCACGCCATCCGGCAGGGTGCTGACCTGTATCCGGTCCGGCGCGGGGTGTGCAGTGATGGCCACGCTCACCGGCTTACCGCTGCCGTTAATCAGGTTCACCGTGGCGGCACCGGTCTCCGGCAGGGTCACCTCACGGTCCAGTGTCAGGGTGCGGCTGGCGGCATCGATGGACAGGATACGTCCGCCGGTCATGGTCCCGGCATAGTCGTTATCACAGATTTCAATAATGTCACCGGGTGTGTGACGCAGCCCCTGTGACCCGAGCGTGAAATCCACCGTCTGCGTTTCCAGCAGTCCGGTCTTTATCACCCACAGCCCGGCACGGTGGGCCTGACCGCGACTGGTGCAGCCGAACGCATCCATCTTCAGCAGGTTGCGCCCGTAGCGCAGTATGGCTTCCGGGTCTTCCACCAGTTCCGTGGAGGTCTGCCAGCCGTTCTGCGGGTCGGTGTAATTCACCTCCACCGCCGTGTGGCGGTCCTTCAGGGCGCTGAAGCTGTAGCGAAACCCCACGCCGTTATCATCCACCACCACATCACTGCTGGTGTAGGGCCACACCACATCTGACGGACGGTCCTGCACAAACGTCAGCGTCTGCCCGTTCCATACCGGCATACAGCGCATCGCCGAGCAGAAATCACTGAGAACGTCCCACGCCTTACGCTGTTGTGACAGGTACGCATTAAAGGTCATCCGCGGCTCTGTGCCCCCGAAACCATCCGGGACCGTCTGGTCGCAGTACTGCCCGATGGCATACAGCGCCCACTTGTCAACATCCGCGGCCCCCAGGCGTTTTCCCATGCCGTAGCGCGGGTGAGTCAGCATGTCCCACAGGCACCAGGCCGGGTTGTTGCTGTATGCCGGTTTCAGGCTGCCGTCCCAGATGCCGCTGTACGTGCGTTTTTCCGGGTCATAGTTTGACGGTACCTGGATGATGCGACCGCGGATATGGTAGTTCACCGTCATCTGCTGACCGCCAAACTGCTCCGCATCCACTGCAGCCCCACAATGGCCGTGTTCGGGTAGCACTGTTTCACATCGATGATTTCGGTGTATGACGACCACAGCGTTCTGTTCTGCAGCTGGTCCGTGGTGCTGTCCGCCGTCTCCCTGACCATCCGGATGTTAAAGGGCCGGGGCGGCAGATTATCCAGAATCACCGACGCCAGGAACTGCGAGGTGGTCTTGCCGTTAATGGTGACATCCTTTTCCGTCACCCAGTTACCGTTACGCTGCAGCTGAATCAGCAGTCGGACGGATGCCGGGTTACGGTCACCCTGTGAGGTGGTCTGCACCAGTGACTGCACCCCGAAGGTGACCCGCAGGCGGTCAATGTTCGCGGACGTAATGGTGCGCGTCACCGGCTTTGCCTTCGTCACTTCCACGCCCAGTGCGGTTTCAGCTCCGGAGGACTCAAAGCCTTCCGGTGGTGTCTGCTCCTGCTCCCCGGCACGCCAGACCGCAGTCACACCGTGTATCACGGGATTACCGTCCGTGTCCGTCAGCGGGGTTTTGTTCACCAGAATACTCTGCAGCCCCTTCACCGGACCTTCAATCGGCCCTTCACCAATGGCGTCAATCACGCTCATCATCTGCGTGGACTTAAGATTGTCCTTTGCCTCTACCGGCGTGTGCGCCTTGCCACCACCTTTGCCCATTGTCTCACCCTTTACTGTGATAACTGTTACGCACAAAAACAACAGGCATCCCGGAGGATGCCTGTATCATGACTGAATAAAAATTCTGAATATCTTCACATTTTCTGTACGCCCCCGTGGCAGATATCATTCCCGGGCGTTACAGTTTTTTCGGGCCAATAAAAACAAAACTCCCTGTGGTTAATCTTCATTTTCTGTTCCCGCAGCCTTCGGTCACTGCGGGATTTTTTTATTCTTTTTACCTCTGCCGCCCGATAACCACCACCTTCCCGTCACCGCCTTCATCACGGGTACTGATGTCCTGGGAGATTCGCCGTGAGCCAACCAGCATTTCACCGTAAGGCACCGGCATCGGGTTCCCCTGTGCAATCATGTTATCCAGCGAGGAAAAGTACGTGTTCTGTCTGCCGTTATCCGTGCTTTTGTACTCCGGTACTTTAGCCTTCGGGGCCAGCATCTGAGCCACACCACCCAGTATCATGCTGGCCCCCAGTGAAAACAGCATCGTGGTGGCAGAAAAACCACCGGCTGCCAGGGCTGAACCCCATAACGCCATTGATGCCCCGGCCGTGAAGAAAGAGCCCACGATGGCTGCCGCCCCCAGCACAATCTGCAGTCCGCCCTTTCCGGCCCCGGCCAGTCGCGGCACAATATGGATGACCGCCCCCTCACCCAGAGGTTCGTGAAGACGGGCGTACACCGCCTCCGGTGCCGTGTCCTCACCGCGAATACGTATCTGGTACCAGCCTTCGTTCATCTGACGGCGGAATCCCGGCACCTGTAACGACAGCGCCCGGATGGCTTCCGCTGCCGTGTTCACATACAGGCTGAGGCGGCGGCCAAATCGTTGCAAATCCCCGTGAAGGCAGATGCGTGCCAGTGGCGGTGACGCCAGACAGAATGCGTTCGTCGTTGCCATTTTTCGGAATACCTCTCCCGTTTACTCAGTTGTTCAGGCAGATGGTGAAGCAGTTCACCGTTGCCGCAGTATATGGCGGCATGATTGGCCACCGATGCGCCAAAGCAGCACAGCAGGATATCGCCCGCCTGTGCAGAGGACAGGGGCACCCGGTAAAAGCCGGTGACCGCCATATTGTCCAGGTAAAGGTTCTGACCGTTACGCCACCAGTCATCCTCACGCTCAAAATCCGGCATATCAATTCCCGCCAGATGGTATGCATCCCGGAACAGCGTGTAACAGTCCGTCACCCCGTGCTCAAAGCGCCGTCCTGTCAGATGTGGCACACAGCGGAATTTATGAATGTCCCCCCGGCAGACCAGCCACCAGGACAGTGCACTTTTTATCTGCAGCCGCCGGTCGGCCTCGCTCAGCCAGGGCAGACCACCGGGATGACTGTGGACCAGTGCCACAATCTCCCCCTGCATCTCTGCCCGCAGCCAGTCTTCCGGTGCAATACGAAAATACGCCTCCGGCTCTGCAGAGATATTCACACAAGGGATATACCGCTCCCCCTCCGGCGTTCTCACCACGAAGCCGCACGACTCCGCTGGCGCACATCGCCGGGCGTGCGCCAATATATTGCTATAGAGCATGAGAACTCCTGATAAAAAACCCAGCCGAAGCTGGGTTTGTTAAGTTGTCAATTGTCAGTAGCGATGCAGTGAAGGCGGCAACTCTTTGTTCTTAAGCCTTACCCATGCGGAAAGGTTCGTTGGTCCGTCTGGCTCATTAATATCAACATCTCGTGTGTGGTTGATTAAAACATCTCTCGCCATTCCGATAACATACGAAAACTCATGACCGTAGTCGTAGCATCTGCCGGAATAGTTCGATTGAATTTGTTTTAGCGCCGGATACAGTTCGCGGAATAATGCCTGTGAGCGGTTAGCATAATCCCATAACCATACAAGGCTGTTTGCTTCTTTTGCGGAAAGCTCGTTGGTGCTCTTCTCTTGTTTGCCGATTAACTCTCCTTCAAGCGGAACGCGAGCAGCAAGTGACAGAGCTTCGGTAAACTGCTCCTCGCTGATTTCTTTGTATGAACACCCAAAATGAGATTTCAGTGACGACCACATGGTGATCATCGCCTTCGCCTGTTTTTCTTTTGGCAGAGACTGACCGCGACTCATGACGAGTTGTTTAATGGCTTCCTGCTGTTCAGTGGTGATTTTCCCCGGCAATGCCTTTTTAGCTTTGCGCGGGTTAATCACATGGCCTTTAGTCCAGTACTCGTAGAGCACATCGTCACACTCTTCCTGATACTGGATTACCTTGTCGCGGATTTCAGGGCGGACTTTGTTTGGTTGAATGCTTGAAAGCCAAGCCGCAAATTTACGAAAGGCAAGACATGTCATTAACTGTTTACCGCCAGCAGAAGGTATTTCGATTTCCGAAATACCTTTGACAAACCTCTGTTTTAACTTAACAAATTGAGCAGCCCAAACCATCCCCATACCTTCAACAACAGGCTTCATAGGAACATAAGGCTCATTGTTAATTCCAACCAAAAAGAGATTTGTTCCGTGGAATGGAACATTGATTGTGCGATCTGCAATTGCTAAACTAGTCATATCAGTTTTCTCGTGGTTAACTGGTAATTTAGAAGCCTCAATGGTTGCAGCCATTGAGGCTTCGCTGTTTTTAGCGACCATTCGCCACCTCTTCCCTAACACCTTTTGCCAGCAAACGAACAATTGCAGAGTTCAGAGATATACAGTCCATTTCCGCCAGGCGGCGAAGGTCTTCATTCAGCCGTGATGGAAGGCGAAGGTTGAGTTTGATATTTTTGCGCTCAGTGAAAAGTGTATCTTGCATTATCTAATCTCCTTTATTTGGTGCCAAAGTGACGCCATGAAGGCCATAATGCCACCATTGAAATCGTATGGCAATATGGCACCATGATTTTTTTTGAGAGATTTGCAATGGCCGAAAAACAAGTAAAAGACTACGACAAGTTCAACCTCCGTTTTCCTGACGGAATGCGAGATGCTATAGCTGAACGAGCCAAACGAAACGGGCGCTCTATGAACTCAGAGATTGTTCAGATACTGGAAGATACCTTGAATGCAGAAAATACACTCGGGGAAATAGCAGATAAAATTAACAGCGTCTCGGTTCCGCTAAATGTTGATGCGCTAGTTCAACTTCAAGCCCAGGTTATCGCCATGCAAAAAGAAATACAGGAAAAGTTCAGAGAGCAGAACGAAAAGTTGAGAGAACTACTAAATAAAAAACCCACCTGACGGTGGGCATAATCCATTACTGCGAAAGTTTATTAATGGAAAGGAAACCGCCAAAATTGCCGACATTCCTGCGCAGTTCACACCCGCGCATGCACTTGCTGCATCTGTCCTTACGGATATCCGTGGTGGGGTTGTCGAACTCATCCGCCACCGCAGGACCGTTATACCCGCATTCATCTCCCCGGTAATCCCACATACAGGTGTTCGCCAGCATGATGCGACCGGGAAACAGCGCCCCGTCCGTCTCGGTCGGTGTGGCCAGCACAAACGAGGCCGTCATGGCCGTCAGCGATGACATCTTAACGTTAATCTTTGTCTGTCCCCGCAACTCTGCGGGATTTTTTTATTCTTTTTACCTCTGCCGCCCGATAACCACGACCGCCCGCCACAAAATTCACCGCATCCAGAAAACGGGCATACACCCGGCGGCGGACCACCGTGGCACCCACCAGGCTCTGCAAATCCTCCGCCATCCCGGTGACAAGACCGAACAGATTGGACACCGTCAGCGACGGGCGGGCACTGCTGCCCTTTCCGTTCATCTCAAAGCCACTGCCCTCAATCGGGTACGCCTGATATTGCCGCCCCTGCCAGGTCACCGGCTCCCTTTTTTCATTCAGCTCATTGCAGAAAAAATACCGCTCACCGCCCTGCACCGTCAGGTCGATTTCCCAGAGCACCACCCGCGGTGACTGCTCTGACTTAACCGACTCGTTCAGGCTTTCTTCATGAATATTCTGCATCAGTTCACCACCTGCTCTATCGTGCAACTGAAATCACTGTACCGGGCATTATCCGTGACACTCCACTCACGGCACACAACCCTCACCGTCCGGTTATGTTTCGGCGGTCGCCACAAAAAGGCACGGTAACCACCATGCCAGGATAAAAATTCATCCAGCCAGCGCCGGGTTGACTCATCCGTCACCCGGAACACCGCCTGAAACGTCTTCAGTTGAGGATTCAGCCCTGTGGGGCGGCGCTGTTCATAACCGTCACCAAACCGCACCCTCACCACCGACGGCTTCTCACTCACCTGCATCCCTTCACGCGGGACCAGATGCAGCGTTTTTATCTCAGCCACTCAGCATTCCTCCGTCACGTCGCATGGACAGCATCACCGCCTGCACCCGCTGGTCAATCAGCTGCACAAGACTGCCTGCCGCCTCCGGCCCTATCTGTCCGTTAGCCCCGTCATTCTGAATGGCAATGTGGTAGACCGGGGAATACACCAGACCAGCACTGCCGTTCATACTGCCCACGGCGCGTACGCCCAGCGAGCCATCCGCCGCCCGGGTCAGGGGCATAATAGCTTCAGGTCCGGCTTCCCCCATCAGCCCGGCCCCTTTTGCAAACGCAAAGTACGTGGGCGTGTCCACAATGCTGTTGCTGTACGCGCTCAGGTTTGCCGAGGTATACACGCCGCCTTTTGCATTGGCCACCGCTCCGCCCAGCCAGTCACCAATGCTGCCGAGAAATCCTCCCGCACCGGACATACCGTTTGCCGCCGTCTTAATTCCGTTGACAATCGCGGCATTCATAAGAACTTTTGATATTTCCTGCAGTACGGATGAGGCCCAGCTGCGCCATTCCACTTTATTTCCGTTCAGCATCTCCGTGATGTTATTCACCATCCGTGAGATACCCTCCGTCGCCAGCTGTGCTGCCTGTGAGGCGTAATCGGACGCATTATCCACCCAGTTACTGAATCCCTCCTGCAGCCCTTTCTGCCAGTCCGCACGCTGCACATCCGATTCGGCATAAAAGACTGCCTGGTCCTTAAGGCGTTCGCTCAGATACTGCGCGTTCTGTGCCAGCGCCTGTCTGTAAAAATCCTCACTGATATCCCCGGTCTGATACTGAGACTGAAGGTCCGCATCCTTCTGGCGGAAGCTGTCGCGGATCTGCTGCAACTCCCGCATGCGTTCTCTGGCTCGTTCCCCCTGCCCGTACCCCAGCAGTTCAGATTCATTTGATGCACGCGCAGCCACATTATC